TTCTTTCTTGATGACGATATGGCATGTAGATTATTATACACTATTCAAGACTGTTTGTCAACATAAAAAAACCGCTTATGCAATTTTTTCTGCACAAACGGTTTCTTTTAATATTTTTAAAAAATTGACGTTATTTATTGTCTATCTTTTGTATCAGTACGTCGAACTTGTTACTGATCTGGGTGTGCATATTTTTGTTATCATGGATAACCATTTTGCACTCGGTAACATTTTCGCTCATCTGATCTATTTTATCTTCGATACCGCCAACACGCTTTTCTATACGTCCCATCCTCTGATTAAGGGACTCGTTGACTTTTTGTTCTAGCACGATTATCTGCTTTCCATGATAAACTATAGTATAAAGCACCCAAGCCATAATGGGAATGAAAAACATCCCCACGACTTCCGCGACATTTCTAATTAAATCCCATGTGTCGTTCATATTTCTGCCTCTCTAGGTTAGAAAAACAGAGGGCTACCAAAGTAGCCCTCTGGCTTAAACATACACTAGGATTACATGCCTGTAATAGCTTTGTAGTCGAAGTGATCTCCACCGCTAACACCGAGAGTAACGAAGTCAGCCTTCATAACCAATTCGCCGGGAATTGCTCGTGTTGGGATTGCATCGTCTTGAGCTTGGTTTGTAGCATTGCCATCAGCTAAGTCCCACATATATTTGTTCAACGCGGTAGGAGCTGCGGAAGCAGTACCAGCAGCGTTCATGAACAGGTTACGCGAGCTAATCTTGTTGCCGTTGTTGAAGTAGCCAGTACGTGAGAAACGGCCCTTCCTGATAAGGCTGGTGGTATCTGCACCCTTTTCTTTGAGGAATTCGTGAACTGCGACACGAGCACCCTCTGAGCCGGGAATAAGAACCTTGGTAGAAGCCACGCCAGAAAGAGTAGTAGAAATAGTACGGATGACATAGTTGCCAGCCGAAGAGTAAGCGAATGTTCCGCCAGACAGAACCTTTTGGTTGGCCACTAGTCCATTGGCCTTTGCTTTAGGACCGGGACCGTCTTGTGGTGCTGTGGCATTATCTTTAAGTGCCGAAGCTTTTGTGATAACATCACCAGTTGTAGTGTTACCGAGAACTGTTCCGCCTTGAGTTTGAGCGGTAAAAGCACCGTTTGCGGTGTTTTTCAGATGACTGTTTCCTGATGGTACAGGCATAATAAACCTCCTATGGTTTTAAAAGAAATTGTTCAAATGTTTTTTCCAAATTATCCACAGGAGGTCCGGTTCCTAACTATCTATACACAAAATAGAGCATATTTTTTAATCAATTACCATTTTTTTGCAGATTTTTAGGGCGGCACCTAGTCTGCGTCGTGCAGTCTCTCTGCTGTAGCCGTTTGATTTACCTATCTCCTGCATCGTCATATTGTAATAGAATCTTTTGTTCAAAACGTCTGAGTGCTCTGGATCTAGACCTGTAATTATGTCTCTAACATCCATAACATGCTGTATTTTTCTGTCTACACTCTCTATCTTGTCAACATTGAACTCTCTTCTCTTTTTCTTCAGCTTATTTTTATATGCAAAAGATAGCTGTTGATAAAGATAGGACGTAAACTTAGTACCCCTGTCGGGGTTGTATCTGTCTATACATCTCCACAACGTCTGCATCTTGATAGATTCTATATCGTCAAAATCAATAGCCCTCCTGTATCTGTTCGCTACCTTGTTCATAATATTTTGAACGTCAGAACTTTCCCATTTTTCTTCAAATACTTTATTATCCATGATCTCCTCTCAAAATTATTCCACCAAGTTCAGTCTTGGCTTCTAAAAGTTTATTCAATCCGTCTAGGTAGTTTTGATCTAAGCTGTTGGAAACAACATAATCAACCTTTCCGGAACTAGTAACCAAAATAGACCAAAACCTGTTACCTTCAAGCTGGCCCCTAACTAAGTCCACGGTGATCTTAGTTTCTTCATCTAAAACTTCTTGCTCGGTATAGCTGCAAAGCTGTTTTTCAATATCGACTCTTACGTCCTTAAACTTGAACATTGCTGCAATACCAATGAAAAAAGTGTATCTTCCTAAAACCTTAAGTGCTTCTATTCCTTCAATAGAATTAAGCATTTTCCTTACGGATTGTGTTATTTCAAAATTAGCGTGACCAATTCTACAGTCCCACCTGTCTGACGGCTTTAAGGGCGAGTCAACTGGAAAAAATCCAAGGGGGGTATGCAGTAGTCTTGATTCTTGTTGTGAAAAAATAGGCATAAACGAAAGCATCTGTGATTCTTCTATCCCTAATCCCTCTGGATCAATATCACCAAAATCAGGAATAGGAGGTGTATTTTCAGCCAGAACCATAGCTTCTTCCAAGGCAGACCAACTAGACCATGCTATTTTCTTTGCAGTGTTCATACTTTGCTCCTGATTAAAGATCTATTTTATCAGGTGGTATAACAACATCGTCTCCGCTGAAAGTCTTTTCCTCGCTCGTTGAATACCTTCTGATGGCGTTTTGTATCGCGTAAAAAGTCGATTCACTATTACTAGATACACATTCCTCCTCTATTTCATGTAATATTTGCAGGCCTAAATCAGATAACATAACTTTGTAAAGAATAAGCGATACTGCATTTATGCCTTCGTCTCCCGGCCCCCAATCACAATTATACATTAGGGTTTCTTCTTTGTCAACCCATATCTCCAAAAGTGCAGATTTATCAGTAAGATGGTTGTTGTGAGACGCTTCTTGGTCTCTCGATGACATGCTGTTCATAAAAATGTTTCAATCCTAAATTACTATGCGGAACAAACCTACCCTTCTTAACTCCTGATATGCCATGTGGAATAGTGGTTATATAAAGAACCTCTGCTTCCAAACCCTCTGTCCTGAAATCAGACAATATCGGATTTGCATAGGATGTCTTAAGGTGGGTAAACTCGCTATAAATCTCTTGTATTGTTTGCTCAAGAGATCTAGTGGTCAAAATTTTGCTAGGAATAGAGTTTTCGTCCGTTAAGAGAATATTGAACTGCGGAACACTAACGTTCTCATCTATCTCTAGCACCAACACTGAGACTTTAATCTTCATCTTGCAATGGTTGCTCCTGAACCTGCTGGGCCTGTGTCTGTGTCTCAAGCTGATTCAAAACCTGCATATGAGCAGAAAGTCTTGAATATCTAGCGGTAGCTTTGTTAAGCCTCTCTAGAGATCCCTCGCCTTCAGGTTTTGCCAAGATACAATTAATCTCAAAAGCATACTGTTCCATATCAGCTTTGACAGACTGCTGGTTTACTTTTATAATATCCATGTTATCCTTCTTAATTATTTGTTTGCCACGCTAGACCAAGATGGTAACTTTGTCAGGAACAAAATCAGGAATCCTTTCCTGAATGCTATTCCAGAAAAACCAGCGAACACTGTTATTTGGTTTCACGTACAGTGTCACCAACAACCCAAGCCACGACGAGCACAACGACACCAATGACTTGCTCTTGATTAAGATCGATTCCCATAGTTTCTGAGGCCACCACAGAAGCAAGGCCTACGACAGATACCCAAAAACGTCGGGAAGTAAGTAGCGATTTAAATTTAGACATTATAGTCTCCTTTGAAAATGAACAACTGTTCAACAAAAATTATTGTCATAATCCCCTAAGTGGGGAGAGTTACCTTTTGATTTTGCGTTAGATGGTGCTAATTCTTTGGTAGGAACACTTACCGTAAGCCGGAATACATTTGCATTTCGTTTTACTTTCTATCGGTTCTGTTTTTTGTGGTAAGGACAGTCAGAGACGTGTCCGTCACCTTGCACAATCTTTCCAGCAGCCCCGGCTTTGATAAAGCTTTGTTCTGCTGTAGTTATTATAGACTCTATATCGACATTTGTCAAGTCATTTCTTGAAAAATTCTGATAAATTTTAAAACCGAAGAGGCTAACGATTATTATGACCCCTACTATTGCTCTATCTTTTAACAGAGTTTCATCTAGCCTGCCACGCAAGTCGTCACAAGCAGTCCAGAACATAGCGTGATTCCACCCAGAAGAACGCTTCGTGATCCCGTTAGAATCCCGACGAGAACTAAACCCGTGCCCACCACATACAGAAATCGCATAACCGTTCCGTTTTTGTAAAGGTTAAGTATTGATCTCGGTGTTTTAAGGTTTGAGCCCATTTAACAGCTCCTTGGCTGAGTTTGACCATGTGAAAAACTTTGCCGTTTCTACGCCCTTTGGATTTGGCACAGAACCAGAGAAAGTCTGTTTTAAACTGTGGGCATTTCTCATATGCTCAATGATTTGATCCTTTGGGTTTTCTGAAATATCAGCCCATTCTCCATACTCACCAGAGAAGAAAACCCCGTCTTCTGCCTTCTCAAGATTGTCGATTTCTACCAACATACAGTTTTCTTTGTCGCAAAATTCCGTATGGGCAGAGTAGTTGGTAGCTATCACACGCTTGCCGCAAGACATCATCTCTAGTAATTCTAGGTTCCAACCCTCAGCTCTGGCCGGAAAGATTCCACAGTCAACCTGCTTCATTATGTTATACACATCTTTATGTGTCTGCTGCCTCGGAATTATTCTTATTTTAGAGCCTAATTTTGAGTTCTTGTACAGGTTTACCCAGTCGTTATTAGCCTGCCCAATAAACGGATTTTCGCACATCATCCAAAGTTCTACATTGTCCCCAAGTTCAAACGCCTTATTAAAACATTCTAATAAAACATCATGACCCTTACGTTTCTCCCATTTTCCACAGTTAAAAAATATTGTCTGGGGGCGTGTTCC